GTTCTCTGGCTTGGTCTTGAGTGCGGTCACATCAGCGGAGCCGTACCAGCCAAGTGCCTGCGCTTCAGCGGGCGCGACACCGTGACGCTTTGCGCCGCGTTGCCACAATTCCTCGAAGCCCGCGTACTCGGAGCCAGAGGGTGCGGCCTCCCAGAAGCCGGGGCGCTGTTTCGCCTCACGCAGTGACATCTCGCCAGACTCCAACATCTCGCGGGGCTTGTACGAGTTGATCACCTTGCCAGTCTCGTCCTTCTCCACCAACTTGCTGGTCAGCCAGCGTGGATCACCGCGTTCGATGATGGGGCCGCGCACTGCATTCACATCGACGGTCACGGGTTGTAGGTTGCCCAGCAGGTTCTCGTAGAAGGTGCCCAACTTCTTGTTGGGTGGCAATGCCTCGCCGATCTTGCCTTGGCCGATCATCACAGCGCGGTTGAAAATGTCACCCTGCGCCAGCGAACCGTAGCCTGTGGGCAACTCCACCAGCGTGCGGCCCTCGGCCAGCGACGGGTCTTCCTTGAGCGCCTTCTTGAGTTTGTTTGTGAGCAGGAGTGAGTTCTCAGGCAGTTGGCCTGTCTCACTCAAGTGGTACAGGTACGAACCCATCTGGTTCTGCTTGTCCACTGGGTTGCGCTGGCTGGCGCTTGCCAACTGGGCCATCAGGGACTCGAACTGCTCTGGTGTACGGCCAGCGTCCATCGCCACTTGGCGCAGAGGCTCAGTGCCGTACCACTCCTTCATGTTCAAGTCTTTGCCTTTGTTGATCAGCGTGTCCACCTTCTTGCGGGCCGTGGGGCTGTCAAGCAGGTCTTGCATACGCTCGTTGTACTTGGGCGACTTACCAGCGGCGCGGGCCTTGTCCACCACAGGCATACGGGGCAGGTCTTTCTGCTCACGCGGGGTGTACATACCTTGGTCACGAGGCATCAGCGGCAGGCCAGTGCCTTGGGGGCGCGTCATGGGCGCTTGTTGGGCCTCCAGCATCTCAGCGATCTTGGACTCGCTGGCCTTCTTGGCTTGCGCCATCTCTTTTGCTTTGGTCAGTGCGCCTGTGACGCCTCTGGTTACTCTTCCTGCGTCTGCCATATGCTTCACTCCTCCGCCTTCGGCGTATATGTCTGGTAATTCGATAGGTGGGCGACGGTATGAACCATCAACCTCTGGCAACACCAATCGGTTTGCCGAATCAAGTTCTTCCTTCAGCGCCTCAATGAACTCGGCCTGAGTCCCGCGTGGCATACCCTCACGCAAATCACCGCGTGGGTTGAGTTGCACAAGGCTTGCTGTGTCACCCCTGTCGGCCAATGCTCGACTGCGGTGACGGCCCTCATGCCCCACGATGCTGGCTTTGGTAGGTAGACCAACTTCGTCCTTGAACAGGTTGAGGTATGGCAAATGCTCAAAACCGCCAACTTGCTGAAGGTACTTGATGTACTCATCTGTTGGCACAGTGTACTTGTCGATCTCACCCTTCTTTGCCAACTCAGCCGCCTTGGGGCCGACACTGGTCTTCTTGGACAGTTCAATGGCGAACTTCTCAAAGTCGGCGGGGTTCATGGTCATCACGCCGCTGGCATTGTCGTTGATGAACGCTTCTTTGAGTGCGTCCTCTTGATACATCTTCTCAAGGTTTGGTATCTCGTCAGCCGCACGCTCGACACGCCTTGCGCCGTAGTTGCCTCTTGTGTTTCGGACAGCCTCACGGACATTGTTGATCTTGCTGGGGATCAAGATGCCGGGGGCTGGTAGGTTGATCCGTGCGGTCGGCATCATATCTGCGGCCCTACGCGCTCTGGCGATCTCTTCCGCCTTAGTCAATGCGCCAGCAATACCTTTACCGATTTTGATTGGATCAGCCATGTTGCTCCTTAGACAGCATACGGGTTCACCCGTTTAGCCTGAGTGAACTCCAAATAATCGTCGTCATTATCGGGCGGTTCTGGGTTGATGTCGAGCCAGTTCATATCTTTGAGCAAACGGATGGCCTGCGTCGCGCTGTCCACATAGTCGTCGTGAGCCGCATCAGGGAAGGCGCATATCTGGGACAGGAAGCCCTCGCACCAACTGCGCACATAGCCTTTGTGGGTGTCGGACTCAGGCAACCACACGCGGCCAGTCGCGAAGATCGACGCTGTGATCTGGAGGCGTTGCATCTTGTCAGCCCTGCCGGGGTTATACGCACGCACGGGCAGGTGGGCGGCGCGTAGTTCCTGAATGAGGGAGATGCCTGCCGCCTTGTCCTCCACGAGGATCAGGTCGGGTCGCTTGGCATCCCTGCCTTCACCGTAGGATACACGCCACTCCTCAAGCACCTTGGGCTTGAGTTTGGGGAAGGACAGGTGTTCAGCCCAGCAGTCGATCAGCAGGCACGACATCGGGCCGTCCTGCGGCTTGAACACGCCCCATGTGGTCATGGCCGTCGGGTCGTTGTGTTCCTTCTCAGAGAATGCGCAGTCGTAGGACTGGACGATGTACTCGAACTTGGGGAACGGCTTCTTGGCAGGCCAGAGGCGGAACATATCGCGGGAGACCACCTTGCCGTCTTCGAGGTCAACGATCTGGCCCAGCACCTCCTGCTCGTACAGTTTGGAACCCTTGTATGACTCCAACTGCCGCTGGAATGCCTTGTCGAGGTTCTTGGCGTTGTCGAAGGTGCTGGCGCGGGACACCACCACATCGTCACCCTCACGGCCCACCAGATCAAGGATCAAATCCTTGGGGCGCGGTGTTGTGGTCACGATCACACGGGGCTGGCTGTGGGGCTTGTCGTCTGGCTTGATACGCAGGCCAAGCATCATGTTGTCCCACGCCTCGTTGGGGCCGAGGTATTGGAACGCGGCCAACTCATCACACCAGCAGAACGACGAGTTGATACCGCGCAGGCGGTCGTATGAGTCAGCAGACACACCACGAATCTTGGAGCCGTTGCTCAACTTGATCAGGTGGTCTTGCTTGTTGTAGTCGGCCACCAGTTCTTTTGGGATGCAGGCCAGCAAGCCTGACGGCCCTTCATAGCAGGTGAATTTCAGGTCATTCGATGTTGGGGCCAGAACGATGCTCATCGAGTTGGGGTGAGTCCATGCCCACCACCACAAGGCTTCAGCCGCCGACCGCGTCTTGCCTGCACCTCGGCCTGCCAGCATCAAGAACACTCGGTAATCTAAATGCAGGTCTGGCGGTATCTGGTAAGGGTGCGCACCTGCGATCCACTTGGCATGAGCGATGAAAGCGATTCGGTTATGTTCGGGCAGAGTCTCGAACTCGGCCACCGTCTGGTCATCGAACAGGTCAGCCAGCACGCTTGGTCATCTCCATGTTGCGGATGATCTCCTCGAACTTGCTGGCCGTCGCGTCTTGCGTGGCGATGGGGGCCGCGCCCTCCACACCGTGCAGGCCCAACTTGTCGCCGTACTTCTTGGGCTTGAGTTTCATGGCCGTCCACTTGCGGGCCTCGATGCGGTTCTTCTGCCACTGAAGGAACGCGCCGTCCAACTTATGCTCGATCAATGCGCCAGTCTTCTTGTCGGTCACCGCCACGATCTCAGGCTGTTCGTCGGCGATGTCGATGATCTCGTCGGCCAGCGTGTCGGCCTGCTCTTCCCGTGCGCGTGTGTACTGCTCCGCAAAGTCAGGGTAGCGAAGCAACCACTCGTAAACCGTAGACTGCGCAGGAAGCATCCCTGTCTTGTCTTCCTTCAGTATCTTGCGAAGGCTCATCCCCTCACTGATCATTATGCAGATGAGGTCAGCAGTGCGTTGGTTGAATGTTGTGGGAGCGCCTGTCTTCTTTGCGGGCGTAGGAGCCTTTGGAGCCTTGGAGGCTACCTTGGCCTTCCCGATGGCTTTTGCGGCCTCCTGTGCCGCTTTGATGTTCTTGGCGGGCCTCTTTGGCCCCTTCGGTGTTTCTGGCATGACCCATATTCCCCATAAAGTCGAATTGATCGCAGTGTAATCGATTCGCTTTAGGTTCGCCAGATGGGCTGTTAGTGGCCTGCGCTGATCTCAGGCTTTCATGCCGTCCTTAATATCGGCGCGACGCATGAGGTCACGACTATCC